ACCAAATGTAAATCAGCTCTACCAACTCGCTTACGAATTTGAGGTTACTATCATCTGGATAGTACGCTTTAAACCAACTCTTTGAGCGTATTACAAAACCTCCCTGTCTCTCCAGTGATCCAGTGATCCGGATCGGCGCGCAGCTGGTGGACGCTTCGCTCCTCACCTCATATTACTTTTATACCTCCTACCATTCTTTAAGCCGGGTTTTTTAGGTTCCTGGCTCCCTACTCTCATCACTGTTTCAAGGTTTATAGTCGTTCCTTTTAGGTCACGACTTACTGCCTGTCCAGTGAATGACTTACTGCTTGTCTGGTGAACGTTCCTTTTCTGTACAAGCAAGGGTTATCCTCAAGGATTGAATTCAAAAACTATTACGCTGAAAGCGTATTACTTCTGCGCTACTACTGCGCTTGTGTGCTAGGGTATTGCTTTTCACTTGTATCGTGTTATATCTTTAAGGGACAAGCCTAACCACAGAAAGAGGGATTAGATTGGAGATGACATGGAAGCAAGTCTGTGATGCTGCCGGGGTTAATGAGTCTACAGGTAGATTCTACAAGGATAAGTTCAAGAAATACTTTTCGTTCTCCGGTGTTGGTAGACACAAAAAGTATTCTGAAGAGGCCATAGGCCAGCTACAATTAATAGCAGAACTATACGGAAAGGGTTTAGATGCAAGCCAGGTAATGAGCGTCTTAGAGGAGAAATATGGTGTCCCTATAGTATCACAGGATGAAAGCAGCAGTACATACGCAGTACAGAGGGAGCGGTTTGACCAGAACAGCAGTACATACGCAGTACAGCAGAAAGAATTTATAAACGCTATTCGTCAGGTATTTCAGGATGAATTAACTAAGCGTGATGACTTGATAGTTCAGTTACAAGATGAACTAACGAGCATGAAGCAAACTCTTTTAAGCTTGGAAAAGAAGTCAGAGGAGTCTGCCAGGAGTGCAGCCGATCGGGATCGTGAAGTCATGGAGGGAATTAGGAAATTACAAGAAGCAGCGCAGCAGCAGAACAGCAGACCGTGGTGGAAGAAGTTATTTGGGGAGTAAAATGAGCGGGTGCTAGTGAAAATAATAATTTAGATTAGGGGATTTAAAATGAGTATTGATGAGCGGTTAGTCAGGTCTATAGCATCTTGTGCAGTTAATAAGTCACCCTGCAATACGGATAGGCGGGCTCTTTATCAGATGACCCAATTAATCAATGAGTTAACGAATCACTTAACAACAAGCGAAATTGAAAAAACATGCAACTGGGTTCTTGAAGAAAACCGATGGCTATCAAATGAAAATAATTCACTTCAAAGTGAGGGCTATTACAATTATCAAAGAGGGGATATTATCAGGAATTTAGATTTTGGTACTTCGAATATCGGGACTGAGCATAGATATCCTCATCCAGCAGTTGTAATTTGTGATCATCGAGAGGATTGGGTTATAGCAGCTCCTATTACTGCTGCTCATCGTGATCAATCCGGAAACGTAGTAGTTTATCCTCCATTTGAAGTTTTGGTGAGAAGACAAATAAGAAAACCATTGGATGAAAATGAATTTTTCTTTACTAAGGATTCAGTCATCCAAGTCGATCAAATGAGACGAGTAAGTAAATACCGTGCCGTTACTAAAACACGGTTTAAATTAAGGCCGGATGTATTAAATCAAATAGACAACATTATGCTGGAACACTTTACCCCCAAAAAATTTAATCTATTATCCGACATGATTAATCTTAATAAATCATTGAAAGACGATATTCAAGTTAAAGACAAAAGAATACTTGAGTTACAACAATTACTGGAAGACACACAAGATAAACTTCAGGCTATAAAATTAGAGAATAAGAGGGCTTAACTATTGACATAATATTAATGTGTAATATACTTAAATCATAAGGGAGGCCGATGTGGAAACACATTGCGCCATTATTGAAGAGAGGTCGTGTACTCACAAGGTACATGCGCCACGGAACTCTTGGTCGCGTACTCACAAGGTACGCGACTTTTATTTAATAAAAAAAGGACTCGGTATTTTAATCCGGGTCCTTTTAATTATCCAGGTGAGGAAAAAAAGAGGGGTAGTACGTGTTTTAGTGCCTTCAACGAGATAATTATTATTAATTCTGGAAAATGCCTGTAGCAATGGTTTCAGCGTTTTGAGCGGTGTTCACATAGAGGTGTGTGCATAACGTGAACACCCCTATGTGAACACTTTCTAAAGCTTAAAATCATTCATTGCATTATCCATAATATCCTGGTTAATTCCAATATAACGTAAAGTTACAGACGGAGAAGAATGCTGAAATAATTCCTGCAGTAGTGCAACATCCTTTGTTTTCTGATAAAAATGATATCCAAAGGTTTTCCTCATCGTGTGGGTTCCGATCTCTTCAATGCCAATAGCGCTGGCAGCCTTATTTAATATTCTGTAGGCCTGTACCCGACTAATAGGGTGGTTCTCTCCCTTTTGACTGCGAAATAAATAATCACCATCATTCATGCCCTGGATGTACTTACTCAGATCGTCACTTATGCCGTTTATTTTAATACGTCTAACTTTTCCAGTTTTTTGTTCAGTAAGGGTTAGGTGACTCTTATTTCTTACATCTAAAACTTTCAGGCTAAGTATGTCAGAAATCCTTAAGCCTATATTTATACCAAAGCAAAACAACATGTAATCCCTGGTCCCTTTTCTACGTAATTCATTTTTCATGCGCTCAATTAATTCCCTGTCTCGGATAGGTTGAACAGTTTTCATTTATCAATCAATCCTCTCCCTTTACATTTAATGATTATAATTGTGTTACATATAAAGTTATTTATAAATATATTATGTTACATTTATATTGTCATCTAGTCAATAGATAAACAAGATTTCCACCAAGTCCGCTTATACCAATGGTTTCAGGCCTTTTCTTCTAAAATCCAATAATGTAACACAATAGGCATTTTGTTACATTTAATCATTGATAATCTGTTTTCTGCATTTTTTTACGCGGTAACTATTGCCGCATTCATTAGAGCAATATTTCATATCTTTTCTGTGTTTTAGAAAAGGAGCTCCGCAATTCTCGCAAATAAATAATCCATTTTTCTTATCAATTAATTTTAATGCGTATAAAATATCAAGCATTTTAATTAAATTATTAGCCTCCCAATTTAGGTAAGCCCCTTTTTCTTCATCGTAATAAATAGCAAGATCAATATTTTTAATATAATAGCGACAATTAAAAACCTTTTTTATATATTCCATGTCAGGAACATTTTCAATTTCTTTTATATTTTTAAAGTCATTTATCATTTTAAAATTGCTATATAAATCATTGGCCTTCCTGGCTATCCAACCGACACGTTCAGCATAATTTTTCTCAAATTCCAATAAATCTATTTTATAATTATCATATAAATCATTTCTGAACTCATCAGAATTAAATTGATTATCTTTTTCTTTTAATCCTAAAAGTGGTTGCCGATCGGATAAGGGGAAAAATTCAGAAGTAAATTGTATAAATGATTTTTCCCCTATAAAATCACCATCATCATAAAAGGAATTTATCCTGAAATTATTATTTTGGAGATTTAAATATCTATTAATGCTAAATTCTTTAAACGTTAAAACGCCCAATAAACCGTATTTTTTAACTAAATTTAAAGCACCATTAATTTTTTCAGTTTCTCCTATTTCTTCAGACAGAGCCTTTCCAAATTTTAAATAATCGGTTATTAGCCTATCTCCAATATCAAAGGGGTTGTATATAATTCTTTCTGCTTTTTGCGAAGGAATTATATACAACCCTTTTTCGTTTTCGAATGTTTCATATTTTGAAAACCTAGACCAGTATGCATTTTCCCCATAACTAGTTGGTAGCATGTTTATCCCTCCCTAAAATTAGCGGTATGTAATGGTTTTTATATTAGAAATAATAATAGCATTACGAGATAATGTCAATAGACAGGTTACTTGTGACACGGATTAGAAAAGAGGTGATTCGATGTATGAGACTTTAAATGCAATACTCGCTGAACGAAATATTTCAAAAGCAAAAATATCTCGGCGTGCTGACATTGCGTCATCTGACTTTTATCAGATGCTTTCAGGTAAGCGCCCAGCCTTCCCAGCATGGAGAAAACGACTAGCTGAGGCACTCGATGTAGATGAGAATGTTTTATTTCCTGAGCATTCCCAAATAGCCTCAGGAACCGTCACCCAGAGGCCTAAGAAATAGCGTCCGGGGGAATCGGCGAAGATCAATCCCTACTTCAAGGTAAGGAGGAGCTAATGGATGTTGATTTGTACCAGGGCCTACTATGGAGAAAAAAACAGTTCCCACACCGCCCCTAAAATCTTCTGCTCTCTTTCAGATTGCTACTGTATGTATACAGAGTGGAAGCGGGGGAGAAATGTCCAGTCGAGTAAATGTACTGAATGCCCCCGCTATAGGGAAAAGGATAAACAAATTAAACATGCAAATAAAATCGGTAAGAACCTTATGAATAGAGCCATGGCCGAGGGGCTGATCATACAGATTATGCTTTAAGGGGGGATGTCCATTGGAAGTTTGAAAGCACGGCCAAGCTAAATAAACGATTAAAAATGAGGAGGAAAAATTAAAATGCCGGAAACAAAAACAATTAAACTATCCAAACCTATCAAAATCTTTGGTGCTAACCAGGACAGAGAACTCACAGAATTACCCTATGATTTCGAGAACATGACCGCTAAGAACAAGATGAATGCAGGTAAAAGAATGAGGGCTGCTGGTTATGTTCCTACAATTGAGGAAATTGACACGGACTATCAATTATATCTTTTTACAGAGGCCGTCCATGTGGCAGACAAAACCATTGATCCGGACACAGTTCTTGAGATTAGCGCAAAGGATTCTCAAAGAGCCTCATCATTAGCAAGAAGTTTTTTCTTCTTAGATTCGGCGGAGTAATTGAAGATGATTTCATAAAAAGATCAATCGCAAGAGTGACTTTGGAAACATCAACCTCAGCCGAATATTGCTTCAATATACCTCTCGTGGATTACATTGATTTTTATCAAGTCCTAGTAAAAGAATCACAGCAAATGAGAAAGGAGGTTGAAACCAACAATGGCTAGTAGGCGGGAGCTAAGAGCATTAATAACGATTGCCGGCCGGATCGATCCGTCTCTACAAAGTGCCATGCTTAGAGCTTCAAGTCAAAGTGCTAGGCTGGCATCAAATACACAGCGATCAGCGAGCGGATTAAACAGAGTTGCTGGGGCAGCAGCGGGACAAATCGCAGCCCTAGCCGGTTCTTTGGCTGCGGTTGTAGGTGTTCAAAAGATCATTGATACTGCTGATGCCTGGACTACAGTAAGGGCAAGAGTTGGACTTGTGACAGAGGGCATTAAGCAACAGCAGGAATCATTGGATGCAGTATTCGAAATAGCCCAGAAAACAAAACAGTCTTATCAAGCTACTGGAGATTTATACTCTAAGATTGCTATGAATGCTAAACAACTAGGCTTAGCTAATGGACAAGTCCTCCAGATCACTGACACTGTTAATAAAGCCCTGAGAGTTGGCGGCGGAACAACCCAGCAAAATGAAGCCGCTATCATGCAATTCAGTCAGTCGTTAGCGTCTGGAAGGTTACAAGGTGATGAATTACGTTCTATCCTAGAAAATGCTCCTCGTTTAGCTAAGGCTGTAGCTGATGGATTGGGAGTAACAGTCGGATCACTTAAAAAGTTTGGAAGCGAAGGAGCGTTAACTTCCGATGTTGTCATTGCCGCTTTACGATCCCAGGGTAAGGTTATTGACCAAGAATTCTCTACCATGCCGGTTACAATCAGAGGGGCCTTTACCTATATGGATAATGCCTTTGGTAAGTTCGTGGATGATACAGGCAAAAAGACAAATGTATTCAATAGCATTTCTGCAGGAATCGTTCGTGGTACAGATTTGTTATTTAACAGCCTAAATAAAGTTGGAAATAGTAACTCCTTTCAGGCTTTGGCGGAACAAGTCAAGCCTTTCATGCCGGTAGTATCGAAACTAGGGGAAACCCTTCTTACGATAGGCAAAACAGTTATCACTACGGTTGCCCCGGTCTTCTCTGCGGTACTAGAAAAGCTTAAACCAATAGCGTTGCAAATAGGGAATGCGTTGGTGCCGCTATTTCAAAAATTCAGCGATACCCTTAGTGCTCTTTCTCCGGTGTTACAGGTTATCGGTAAGTTCCTTGTGTATGTGTTCGCAGGAGCAATTGAGGCAATATGGCCAGTTGTCCAAAACGTTATTAATATATTCGGCGGATTGTTAGACTTTATCACAGGAATATTTACGGGTGATTGGTCAAAAGCATGGGAAGCGGTCAAAACAATATTTGGAAATATATTTTCAGGTATTGGAGGGCTTCTACTGTATCCGATTAGATTCATGCTTAGTGGGGTAAACGCGGCCATTCAAGCTATTAACGGTGTACATGTACCAGATTGGGTTCCTTTGCTTGGAGGTACAACACTAAATATTCCATTGATCCCTCTCCCAACATTCGCCTCAGGAGGTATTGCAACACGAGCCTCAATCTTTGGTGAAGCGGGGCCAGAGATGGCGATCCCTCTTCAGAGGAATCCAAGAAGTTTAGGACTCCTCAATCAGACAGCTCAAATGTTAGGAGTCGGAGGATCGGGAGCAAACACTAATCATTTCAATATTTCTCTTACTGTCAATGCTCCTGGGGGAAGTGCTCAAGAGATTGCTTCTGAAACAGAGGATACAATTATCAGGGTTCTGGAAAATTTCTTTGATAATAAAACAAGAGTTTCCTTCAGTTAATTAACAAAGTCACGAGGGGTTACTTATTCTAAGAATAACCCCTCAGTAATAGCCAAGGAGTTACCCTGGATGAAGAGCAAAGATGGCAGCCTACGAATAACCACAGGGGATAGGGGAATAGCGGATCAATTAATATCCTTAGGTGTAAAAAGCTTTATGGTGAGCGGTCAGGATTTAGAGACATGGCTATTCCCCATCAAGAACGATAAGGACATTTTAGGTTTGGCGATTGATAAAACGTTGGGAAAGATTAATCGTGATGAACTTGTGAGTCTTC